ACGCCTACGACGACCGCCTCGACGAACGGCATAGGATACAACACAGCGGACGGTAGTCGAGAACCAGCGGGGACCGACCCCGCCTCCGCCCGTAACCTCGTCCGGGGCCGACCCGGGCGGGGCGGGACGGAGTTCAGAACGAACTCGTCTCGGAGTAAGCCCGACTATGGCAAACGACGACTTTCCCCGCGTTCGCGGGGCGCGGACGAAACCAAGTCGTATCGCCCTCGAACTCGGACAGGTCGAACTCGACTATCCGTGGGAACTCCCGGCGATTATGGACTCCGGGACGACGACCTCTCTAACGAGTGTCCAAAACGGGGAGTCGTTCGACCCTCCGATATTGACTGTTCGCCTCTACCCCGGCATGCGGTTTCACGACCGCCTCTCGGGAGAGTGGCTAACGGTCGAGTCGTTCCGGTGGCATAACCACGACTCTGACGACATGCCGGACTCCGCGTGGTATGTCGAGTTCGAGGAGGACGCGCCGGAGGGCGCGCAACCGACAGACCTACGGTGGGACGCGAGCCTCGAACGGTTCGCCCGTCTCCTCCTGAAAGAGAAGGTCGTCCTCCTGTCCGGCGTCGAGGACTACGCGAAACACGGCGTTTCGTGGGCCGAGAGGGTCCTGCCGTAGGACTCTCGGACACAGGACGCCGCCTCTCGCGTTCGTTTCTTAGTCGAGTGTATCGGTCGGACCTGTATAGCGACCTCTCGTAGCCGCGGCTAATGGCTATACGCGTCCGGTGACTTTTAGCCCCCTGCATGGCTTTAGCCGAATCGTAACATGAACCAGATAGTCTCCGAGTGGGGCGCGTTCGTCTCCCGTCTCGGACAGGAGATAGAGGAGTTAGGCGACAGAGGCGACCCGGTTCGCGTGAACGCGGAGGGCGACCCTCTCGACGCGGACCTGTTCCTCGACACTCTAAACGACCTCGAACAGCGGGGACTCCGCCCGAAGAACGTCGTCGCCGTGACCTCTCCGAACCAGTTAGTCGCCCTTCTCGACCGCTTCGACGCCGCCGCCCGCGTCCCGGCTGACGACCTCGACGCGGACGGGGACCCGCCTCTCCCGGAGGACGCAACTATCTGCGGCGTCTCCCTCCGGGTCGAACCCGGGTTCCCGAACCAGACCCTCGTGATGTTTCCGCCCGAGTCGGTCACGTTCGAGGGGAGAGCGGTTTACCCGAACCACGTCGCCGTAGTCGAGTCCCTACAGGACCCGGACCTCGACGGGTCCGAGACGTTCGACCTCTCGCGGGTCCTCTCGGAACTCGTCTCCGTCGCGGGCGTCGAGGAGTCGGTCGTCGAGGTCGTCTACGAGGACGACGCGGACGACGACCCGGACCGGAAGGGCGACAGGTTCGTAGCGGACGGCGGTTACGTCCCGCCGGGAGATAGACCGGAGGACCTGAACCCATGACCGAACGCCCGACGAACGTCGAGGTCGAGGAGGTCGGGACTATGGAACAGGATAGCGCCGCGCCCGGGACCCCTGTCTTTCAGGTGGAGAGCCAGCATGGCAGTTTTCTCGCCGTCGCGTTCCTCCCGGACGACGTAGAGGAGGCGGACGCCCGAGTCTTCCACATCGGGTCGGTCCGAAAGGGCGACATGACCCGCCTCCTGAACGAGGTCGCGTTCCGCTGGTACAACGGGCGACCGATAGCGGTCATTTTCGCTAACGTAATCACGGAGTGGTTAGACGGGCGGGACCTCGACGACGTTCTCTCCGGGTTCGACCGTCTCACGGTTGAGGCGGACTACGGTCCGTTCGAGGGCGACCACTACGACGAACTCCGCGGGACGTGGGACCCGTCCTACGGGGAGGAGGCGTAGCATGTCGGAGGACAGGTCCGGCGGAGTCGTCCTGTCGCCCGAGGAGGCGCGGGAGATAGCAGACGAGTTAGCGGACTACGACATTACCGCTCGCTTGTCCTCGAAAGAGGACGACCGTCCCGAGGAGGCGGTCGAGTGGTCCCGGGAACTCCGACGCAGGGCGCGGGACGCACAGGACGACGAGTAGAGTAGGCGTGAACGCCGTTCGCGCCCTCCGTATCGCCCTCGTCGTCGTCCCCTCGGGGGCTACGCGATCCTGTTCTACGCGTTCTCATCTGATAGAGAGTGCGACCGCCCGGTTCCTCCGGATACAGTATAATACAGTAACGTTTTCATATCATACAGTATAATACAGTAACGTATGCCACCGGACGGATACACAACGATAACGGTCCCAATATCACTCGTAACCGATTTAGAACAGTTAGCCACAGACGACCCGAACCTCAACGAGGAGGATTCCCGGCGGTCGGTGATCTCATATCTTAAAGATAGACGCTACGAGGAGATACACCACAAGGGCACCGTAGAGGCGAGACTAAAGGCTATAGAAAGGCGTCTCGGAGAGATACCGACGGAAACAGCGGACACTCTCGAAACGCGACTCCGATAATTACGGAGTGCGACCGCCCGGACTCGAACCGGGGAACTCCCTACGGAGACGGGTTCTTAAGACCCGCGCCTTTGCCGGACTCGGCTACGGTCGCCTATCGGGATACTACGTTTCTCCTGAAAATCGGGGCGGGACCGGATAGCGGGACCCGACGCCGACTATGGCACATGGGCGTAGCCCGTCGAGTGGCTTAAATCCCCGCATGGGACGCGTTACGGACCTTTAACCGGCCCGAGGTTAAGCACTACCTAACATGGACCTCTCGTTCCCCGACGCGGACGACATAGACTCCCTGTGTCACGTCCGCGTTCCCGAGGACTCCGAGACGCCGGAGGCGATAGCGCCCCGCTGTAAAGACGACGCAGTAACGTGGTTCTCGAAACCGGACGGGACCCGCGTCTACGTCTGTCGGGACCACGCCCTTGACCCGTTCAGGTTTCCCGAGGGCGAACGCGCCCGGGAGGACCTACCCGACGACTACAACGAACTCCGTAGTCTCGCGGCGGAACAGGGAATTAGCCTCTCGAACCCCGACCGGGAGGAGTTAGAAAACCGTCTCCTCTCTCCGCCGGAACCGGAGGGGTTCGAGGCGGTCCCGTCGGTCGTCCGCTGTTCGACTTGTTCGCGGCTAACCCTCGTCGAGGACGTGACCGTGGTCGAGGGGCGCTGTAAGGCATGCGACGAGGGCGTTCCCGAACTCGACCCGACGGACTACGCCGTTACGACGCCGCCCGAGGGGTAGCCATGCCGTCGAGAGACGGCGAACAGGGCGACAACGAACAGCGGGCGACGAGGGAGGATCCGACGCGCGACCTCCCGCCCGAGACGTGGACCGGGACCGCGGAGGAGTGGTCCGACTTCGACGACGAGGCGAGACGGATAGCCGTTTTTTCCATTTCCTCCGCCGCGGACCGGGACCCGTCTATTCTCGTCCCGACCGCCGCGGACGGCGACGAGGAGAACGGAAAGGCCCCCGACCCACACACTCGACGGACGACGGACGGCGTTACAGCGGCGGAGTGCGGGGAGATACGGTCCCGCATGAACGACGCCCTCACCGCCCGGGGGGTCATCAAGGACTACCCGGACCTCCATACGAGCAAGGTAATGCGGCATGCCTACGGGGAGTGTAACCACTCCGAGGAGTCGGTAGACGCGCCTCCGACCGCTTCCCCACAGATAGGACCCGGAGAGTGTCACGCTATGCGGGACGACTACCGACAGGGGAACGCCGTCTCGACGGTAGCGGAAACATGGGCGCGGTCCGAGAACACAGTTACGAGACACATTTTCGGACGCTGTTCGCACGACCCCCGCCCCCGAGATACGTCGCCGTCGAGAGTGCGGGTCCGGGAGTGCGAACAGATACGTCGGACGTTCGAGGGAAACGAGAAAGTCGGGGTCCGGGAGGTCGCCTGTGCTATGCGTCTCCGCAAAGAGGTCGCGGCGACCCACTTATTCGGCTACTGTCGACACTGCGGGGGCGGTCCGCCGGAGGAGGACCCGCCCGACCCCGCGGAGGCGGACCTGTGGGACGGAAGAAACGCGTAGATAAACTTAAAGAGTCGTGGATAAGCATACGGAGTTAAGAGTAGCCTAACATGGGATTCTCGAAAGACCTCCTCGACGGACTCGTAGCCGGGGGCGAGTCCGAGGACGCGCCGCCCGGGTCGCCCGAGTCATATCGGGAACAGAAACTAAAGGCGGCGGAGGAGTTCCGGCGGGACCGCCGTGGTCCGGTTCAAAAACAGGAGGTCGAACGCCGCGGACGCCTCTCCTCCGAGATTCAGGAGGGAATTCAGGGGACGGAGGCGGTTCCGAAACCCTATGACCCCGCCCTCCTCCTCGACTTAGCACAGAACGCGATAGTTCAGACGTATATAGACACTCTTTCACAGGACGCCGCCTCCGCTACATGGAAACTCGTCCCCGAGGACGAGGAGGCAAACGTAACCGACGAGGAATTAGCACAGGCGGAGAGGCGGTTCAGACAGTTACCCGCGGAGGGGACCGCCCGGGACCTCTACGAGACAACCGCCCGGGGCGTTCTCTCAACGGCGGATATGCCGGTTCTCCTGAACTTTGAGGGCGGCTATAGCGAGAACGTCCCGACGGAGGCGAACGAGTTAGCGGAGGTCGTCCCGACCGACCCGACGACCATGTTCAAAGTCGTCGACGACCACGGGTTTACCGACGGGTTCGTTCAGGTTACGGGGTCGCGCTACGAACAGGACGTAACGCCGTTCGAGAGGGCGGAGGTCGCATGGTTTTCGTGGGGGAACCGCGTCGGTCACGTCTACGGCATGTCCCCGGTCGAAAAGGGACAGGATACGATAGAGGTCTTAGAGGAGGTCGCGGAGAAAGAAATTCTCGACCTGATTCAGGGCATGCCGCCCGGGATTATCTCCCGCCCGGACGAAACGGACATGCCAATAGATGAAAACGATTGGTCGAATTTCAAAGACGACATGCGGCTAACGGAGGGCGAACGACACAGGTTAGGCTACGCTAAGTTTCCCGTGGACTATACCCCTCTCTCCCCGAACTATCAGGAACTTCAACTCCTCGACCGTTATAAGTTGAAAGTGACCGAACTCGGGGGCGTTTTTAAGGTGAATCCGAGTTACGCAGGGTTCGACTTTGAAAATGCGAACAGGGCGACGGACGAGAGTCAACAGGTCGCCTACAAACAGCGGGGCTTTCAGGTTCTCCTCCGTATTTTAGAGACGGGCTTTACGGAGAACGTGATTAAGCCCTTTATCCACTCGGACCTACGGTTAGAGTTCGAGAAAGAGACGACCGCGGGGGAGAGAAAACAGCATGCGGAGACGATCGAGACGACCATTCGCGCCGGGAAAGAGGCGGCGAACGCGGGGCTATCCGTCTCCTACCGGGACGGTCGGTTAGAGATAGCGGACGGGGAAGTTCAGGAGGGGAACGTCGGGTCCGGCGGCGACGGAGGCGGCGGACTGTTCGGCATGTCCGTAGACGAACAGCGGCGGGCGGCGAAAGCGACCGGCGTCGTCCTCGGGAGCCCCGGCGGACGCGCCCACACAGGCGACTTTCAGGTGTGGACGAAGTTTCTCGACCGTCTCGCGGACATGGGCGGAGAGGTCGTGGACCTCCGAACGGAGGCGACCTATCCGAGCGACGAGATTAGTCCCGACGACGCCCTGATAGAGGTCCGGGGACTCTCCGAACAGGAGGTCCTATCTACAGTCCACTCGTTCGACGACGTGACCCTCCGACAGGTCGAGGACGTGGACGTAGGAGGTACAGGAGAGGGAAACGAGAACGGCGATAGCGACCCGTCTACGGACGCACAGGCGGACTCCTATCCGCCCCTCTCTAAGTCCGAGTGGAAAGCGATAGACGACGCCCTCTACCGGGCGTTCGAGAACCAGATCATGCCGGAGTCCGCCCCCGGCGTCGAAAAGCGGGTATGGACCGAAAGCGAACAGTTACCGGACTACGTTCGGGACACTCTCGCGGACGTTCTCGACGAGGGGCGGGCGATATTCGACTCTTTCGAGTCCGTTCCCGGTCGCGTGAAGGATAAAGTAGCGGAGATTATCGGGGATAACCTCCTCGACGAGGAAGGTTGGTCCCTCGGGGAGGTCGCGGACGACCTACAGACGGAGTTCGACGCTATCTCCGAGGGACAGGCGGAGACTATCGCCCGGACGGAGACGAGTTCCGTCCTGAACGAGGCGCGGGAGGAGGGCTACGAGGACCGTCCCGACGCCGGAGGTCCACAGGAACGCTTTATGTGGGTCGGCCCGGACGACAATCGGACGACAGACGCCTGTAAGAAACTAAAGTCGCTAACGAACCCGGATTACGGCGGGTCGCCGGTCACTATGCCGGAACTCAAACGGTTAGAGGAGGATGTTCATAACGAGGAGTTCCCGGACTTAGCGTTCAGAACCCACGTCGTCCACATTAACGAGAGACACACGTTCCGTCGCGCCCTCCCGAACGAGATAGACGCGGAACAGAACATATCCGCGTCCGTCTCGGAATCCGTCCGAAAGGACCTCCCGGAGGAGGTGTTCGGGGATATAGCGGAGTCGAGGTTCGTCCCGCCGGACGGCGCGGCGGAGGAGGCGCGACAGGCATTAGAGTGGATCGACGAACACGGTCGAGACGAGGCGGAGGGGGCGACGGAAGAGGGGTTAGCCCGCGCCCGACAGATTATAGAACACGTCGAGAACGGCGATTCGCTTACCTCGACGAACGACGAGGGGACCCCATTCGTCGTCGAGATAGCGAATTTCTTTAACCGACACCGGGAGAACCGGGACCTCTCCGAGGAGTTCGAGGGCGAACCGTGGAAAGATAACGGCTACCTGTCATGGTTACTGTGGGGCGGGGATCCCGCGGACGAGTGGGCAAACGCCCTGAAGGACCGCCTCGACGAGGAGGGCTACCTGTAATGGGGCTACAGAACGTCCTCGAACAGTCCGACGCCCTCCGCGGCGTCTCCGACCTGAACGGCGCGACCCCCGTCGAGAACCTAAACTCCCTGTGGAACCTTACCCCGTCGAATCCATTTACCGACCTACAGACGTTTGATACGACGAACGCGTGGGACGAGGAGAACGGCGGGACCGTCTCCCTCGTTAGCGGACTAAACCGATTAGAGACGGACGGAACACAGGCGACCTCCCGCGTCGTTCTCGAAACCGCGCCCCTCGGGATATACCGGTCGGGGACACAGGTCCGAACAGCGGGCGGGTTTACGACGGCGGATGAACCCGTCGGGGACCAATTCTACGAGTGGGGATATGGACGCGCAGCCGGGGAGTCGTTCGTCCGGTTCCGAGATACCGCGGACGACCTACAGATACGCGCCTCGAACGAGATAAGCGGAGAGAAAGTCGTCTCCCGGTCCGCCGGTCACTTCGCGGCCGGTAGCGTGACCGCACTCGACGCGGACGGGAACGAGGTCGCCCGCGGCGACTCGTCGGAGGTCCTACGCGTCTATGGACTCGACCCGATAGACGGAACAGGACCCTCCGGTATTGACTACGAACGCGGTCGGGGCTATGTGGCCGGGTTCCGTATTGGCTGGTACGGTCCGACCGTGACCGTCCCGTTCCTCGTCGGCGTCGGGGACATAGCCGGAGAGTATCGGGAGAGAGTGTTCCCCCTGTGCATCCTCGAACCGATAGGCGACCCCCTGATAACGCGCCCGAACGAACCGTGGACGTTTATCGCGGATAACGGCGGGTCCGCGCCGGGGTCCGGGTTGGGACTCCTTATGGATACCGGGGGGCGACAGTTTTCCTACGGCGGCGATATTCAGGCGGTCCGAGATACCATCACCCACCAAACGCCTCCGACAGAACTCCCTCTCGACGGGACAGGGTCAACGGTCGAACTCAAAGCGTCCGGGTCCGGGCTGACTCGGGACTACTACGTTCTCGGAGTGTTCAAACGCGCCTCCGATAACGAGGAAACGTCTGTGTCTCTCGGGACTATCTCCGCGACCGTGGATAACGATATGTATATCCACTCCCGGGTAATTCCCGAGTCGGTCCTGTCCGGGAGTATTGAATACTCGGAACCGACCGATACCCACGCGGAGGAGTCCTACGTTTTGGTAGACGCGTGGGGCGACACTCCCGACCGGGTTACGGTAGATACCGCAACGATAGACGGGCGGACGCGGCTCACAGGAAAGTCGTTCGGGGGGAAAATAATCGGCGGTTCCGGGTCGGGGTTAGGAAACAACTTTCTCGCCGGGAGAGAGAAGAACATCACCCTCTCGTTCGTCCGCGCGAACCCGACCGTTCTCGTCGGGACGACAATAGACGGGAACACAGGAACGGCGAACCTAAACATAGAGTTCGAGGGCGTCCGGTAGCGAACATCTTAGTTCGAGGAGGTCGAGTCCGCTGGTATGAACGCGGAGGACTACGAGGAGGTCGTTCAGAAAATGGACGCCTCCCTACAGAAACGGACGAGTCGGGAGGACGAGATAGAACAGGCGCTCCACTGTAGTATGCCGGGACTCCTCCGGCGACTCCTCGACAAACATAATGGGTCTGTCCGGTCCGCCCTCGACGACCTGAACGAACGCCTCGACGAGGCGGGCTACGGGAGGGATGTTTCGCCTAATACCTTCTACAAATATCTACGCAAATACCGCCACAGGTAGGGCGTCCCACTCATCCCGGAGTTTTAAGTTGGCCCACATCCGACCTATGGACTGTCGCGGGCGTTCTGTGCCCAAGCCCCGACAGTAGTCCTCGACGACCGGGCGGGTTCTCCCGCCCGCTACGTCTCACTACCAGAACCGAACGCGTAGCGGAGTTTTTAGTGTGCTTAGATATGAGAGTCGCCCGCATAGCCCGAGGACCACGGCGCGGGACGCGTGACCTCGGAGACGCGGACGTTACCTCCGCGTCGAGAATTGATTAGCACAGGGCGGGCGGCGTAAAAACCCGCGTAGCCCTTCGAGGAAAAGAACCTGAGGGGGGGGGAGAGGGGGAACAGCGGCGCGTCTCTACCGACGGTCCGCCTCGTCGCGGACGCGGTAGCCGTAATCCGAGAGGACCGACGCGACCCCGACGAGTTCGTTCGCGTCCACAGTCCACGCCTCCCGGTCGTCGTCGAACGTCCTGTGGGTATCGCCCCACGGAGTCGTCTTGATAGCCTCGTTAAACGGCGTCTCGTTGTCGGGAGTGTCCCACGGCGCGGGCGCGTCGAGGGCCGCTTTCAGTCCATACTCGGACTCGTAAATCTCCGTGACAGTCGCCGTCGAGTGGCTGTATCCGTCGGGTCTACCGGCGGACTCGACGTTCTCCGCGGCGGGAACGTCGTCCCACGGGGACGCCTCCTCGTCTCCGTCGGTCGCGTATCGGTTCTCGAACTCCCGGGCGGCGCGGGCGTGGGCGGACTCCGCGCCCTCGTCGAAAACCTCCGCGACCGTCCCGACCTCGTAGTGTTCCTCTATCTCTCCGTCGTAGGCGACGACGGGGTTCTCCTGAATATCCTCGTAGGCGGGGAGGTCGCCCGCAGGGTCGAGTTCGTCGGGTTCGTCGCCCGCCTCGACGACGCGGAGGGGACCGTCGAATTGACCCTCGTAGTCCCATGCGCCCTGTCCGGGCTGGCCTTTTCGCGTCGAGTGAAACGACCGGACGGCGCGGAACATAACGAGGTAGTCGGACTGTTTCTCGTCGCGGGTGAACGCGTAGAACCCCCCGCGGGGACCCTGAACGACGGCGAACCGCTTACCCCGGAGGGTCCCCCACCCGGTCGGGTCGAGGAACACGTCGCCTGCCTGTAGGTCGCGCCCGAACTCCGGCGGTTCCCACCACTCGGGGCGGTCGGAGAGGTCGGAACTAATGACCGACGCGGCGAGGGACTGTCCTATGCGGTCGTCGGGTTCGACGACGCGGGCGACGGTCGCGGGTTCGGACCTGTCTCCCCACAGGATACGGTCGCCGGGTTCGAGAAAGTCGAGGGCGTCCACGGGGCGACCCGCCTCCTCTCCGGCTAACCCGAACTCCGTCGGGAGGTCCCGGTCGTCCTCCTCGACCCGTCCGCCGTCGGTCGCGGCGACGGCGTAGCGGGAGTCGTCGTCGTTCAGGTAGCGAGTCACGTCGAACGCGTCGGAGTCGTTCTGTGCCATACCCGACTATTGTGCGTGGGGGATAATAAAGGTATCGGTGACTAACCACTCACAGGGGACGATACTGTTGAGGATATAACTATCCAGTGATACGGTTCGTCGTCGTTAGCTCTCCTCGCCTGTCTCCGGCCTCTCACCGAACAAGTCAATCGTAAGCACATGCGTTCCGCGCCCGTTCTCAACCCGGATAACGCCCTCCTCGACGACTTCCGCGGTGAGTTCGTGACTGTCCTTCTCTCCGTACACGTCGCTGATCTGCATGACTGCCTCGCCCGTCTTGAGATCAAGGTACTGGCTCTTCGACGCACCGGGGATCGGGCCGATGCCCGAGGTCGCGGCGTTGAAGTAGAGGCGGTCGTGGCCGTAGTTCTGCCAGCGGTCGAGGTCTGCGTCGTCTTCGGCCTCGCCGCCAAGAACAACGGGATCACGCGTGTAGGCCGTCAGGTCGGTGCTATCGTCGGTTTGGGATTGGGTCATTTTTTGCTTCCCTCTATGTAGACAATATGGCCCCATACTAATAAAGGTATCGGGAGCTAATTCTCTACAGGGACCGATATTGTAGGGGGAATAAGTGGTGTGATAGCCTGAATATTCGACCTGTATAGGGGTCGGTATACGGGTTGCCCGGCGGGTTATATATATGGGGTTAGGGAGTCCTTAACCAAACAGGAGTCCGATATGCCGGACAGTTTCGACGAGGCGTTCCCCGAAGGGTTCGAGGAGTGCGTTAGAACCCTCTCCGCGGAGGACTCCGTAGACGACCCGGAGAAACTGTGTGGGTGGCTTCAGGAAAACGGGTTCGAGGCGATTCAGTCCGAGAACCCAAACGACGTTCTCGCCTCGTTAGAGGTCGAGTATGTGTCGGTCGTCGATGAACCCGCACAGGACTCCGAGTGGTTAGTCGCTAAGTCCGCACAGGCGGATCCGGACGCGTTCGACCCGTCGGAACCCTCGTTACGAGACGGGGAATTCGTCGTAAACAAACAGTCCGAGGACCCCGAACGGAAAGTATGGGCGGCGGTTCTTATCCCCGACGAGACGGACAAACAGGGGGACCTCGTTCCCCGACCGGAGATAGAACGGGCCGCACACAACTACCTGAAACACTACCGGAAGATAGACGAGGACCACGACCTCGTCGACGGGTCCGGCGAACCCATAGAGTCCTACGTCGTGAAACGGGAGACGACGTTCGACATGCCGGACGGGTCCGGCGAACGGACCTACCCGGAGGGGACGTGGATTATGGGCGTCGAGTTAACGGACGACGCGTGGAAACGGGTCGAGTCCGGCGAACTTAGCGGGTTCTCTATCTACGGGGGCGCGGCGTCCCTCGCACCCGACGAACTCCTAACGGCGAAACAGAAAGAGGCCCTACTGAACATGGACGACGGAGACGGCGAAACGGGCGAGAAACAACCCGAGGACGACAGCGCGTTAGAGGAGAAAGCTGTCGACCCGGAAAATCTCCTCGACGCGTGGGACGCCTACCTGTCCGCGACCGGCGACGACCCGGGAGAGGTTACAGCGGCCGAGTTCGTCGAGTGGGTTCAGGAGAACCCCGACTACGACGAGGAAAGCGACTCGTCCGACGAGGAGGAGTCCGAGGCGGACGGCATGGACGGCGACGACGAACAGGAGTCCTCGAAAGAGTCCGAGACGCCGGGGGACGGCGGCGACTCGGACGGCGGTACCGACCCCGAACGCGAGAAAGATACCATGGGCGACGATTCCGACGACGAATCGGACGAACAGAACGACAAGTTAGACGAACTCCTCGAAAAGACGAACTCCATGCAGGAGTCCGTCGAGGAGACGCGTAAGAGTGTCGAGTCGGTCCGCGACCGCGTGGACGAACTCGAACAGGAGGTTTTCGAGAAAGACGAGGGGGGCGGCGGCGACTTTGAGGAGGAGGAGGAGGAGGAGGCGACCGACGACCTCGACGAGGAGACGGTCGAGGAGGTCGCCGCGGACGCCGCGGAAAAGGCGGTCGAAAAGGCGTTCCGGGAGGCGTTCGAGGTCCCCGAGGACGAGGACGGCGACCTGTCGGAGGTCGCTCGGAAGGGGGAGGCGTTCCCCGATCCGGAACACGACGAGGACGACGAGGACAGTATCGAACTCGACTACTCCGGCGTCGTCGCCGGGGAGGAGGGGGACTAAACCATGTCCACGAAAGCAAGCGGCGGGAGTAAGTACCCGTCGACGACGGTCAAGAGTTCGGGGGGGAGTATCGCTAAGAAGGAAAAGGCACACGCCCTGTCCGCGGCGGGGTTCGACGAACTTTTCGAGGAGGTCGAAAAGGAGGTCGGTCTACCCGGGGATAGCGTCCTCTACCATGACCCGATGGGGTTCCGAACGAACGGTCCCTCCTCGGACGTTTCGGAGGACCTGTCGAAGGGGGCGGTCAACCCGACACACTACCCGTCGGACATGTACGACGAGGTGTGGGAGGACGCCTATCGCCTGTTCAACGAGAAACAGCGGGATAACGCGGAACTCCGGGAGGCGGCGAAAGAGGTCGCTAAGGCAATGGATAGGTCGAACTATTCCATGCCGCTGTTCGTCTCGCCGGAGGTCTACATTAGTTCCGGCGAAAACCTCCCGCTGGCAGACATGCTGGCACGGGAGGCGGTTCAGGAGGACACTATCGACGCGGACGAACAGACGGACGTAGGGAACGTCTCACAGTTCGCGGAGGGTGGGTCCTACCCGACCGCGGACGACACCTACTCGAACCACTCTTACGACGTGGTTTCCTACGGTCGGGAGTCCGAGGTTACGGACTTCGTTCAGTTAGCCGCCGGTAGTCTCCGGTCCACGCGGTCGGTCACGGAGGAGGCGATGATGCGGGCGGTCCGACAGTACGAGGAGGCACAGATTATCCGGGGGACCAATAACGACGCGTCCGGGTTCTCCGGGTTCGAGGATCTGGTTACGGCGGCAAACACGACCGACGCCGCCGGGTCCGCCCTGTCGGTAGACGACATTTACGAACAGAACCAGACTCTCGAACGTAACGGGGCCGATATGGATAATATCGTTCACGTTACGACCCACAAGAATTTCACCGACCTACAGAAGGAACTCACGGACTACACCCGCTACGAGAGTCCGGGGGAAACTCTCGGGTTTGGCTTCCGCGCCCTCGACGTGGGCGGGACGCCGGTCATGAAGTCCCACGGCGTGAACAACACCTCGGGGTCGCGTGACCTGTGGAGTCTCGACGCCTCCGGGTGGTACATGGGCATGCTACAGGACGCGACCATGCACCCGCTGGCAAAGACCGGCCCCGCGGAGACGTTCGCCGTGGACTCCTACGGCGTCCTCGTCGGAGAGGGAGTCGA